TCGAAGTTGCCGACGTAGGATCTTTTCATCCAAAGTGGGCAACGTCAACCTGTTTATACGGAACATTCGGAATGTGGGTCTTGCCCCTGTTCCACTGTGCCAATAGTTTAATCCTGACGGGTTTGGATTTGTTTTGTTTCCATTGCCATCAATAGCCGCAACGATTCCCTCAATTCGGGTTGCGTCTGGGCCGTTGTCTGTAATGTCTACCTCTACGATAAAATCTTCCAAATCCTCAACATCAATCGTAGACGTGTACCGCCATATGACGTAAGGGATCTTTTCGTTAGGCGGGATTGTTTCGCCATAGTACGCACGATCTGCAAGCGTGTTTATCCTAGTAGATAGTGCCGCTATAAAATCATTTAATGCCATGTGCAAATTTCACCTGCCTTACAATTTCTCTGATCTCTTTAATGTTGTCCTCAGCGGCCGGTGTCAAAAATGGTCGTGCTTTCATACCGCTTGTGGTGTGCCACTTTCCGCTGTCGTCTTTGTAAGACCACGGTATTTTTTTTGCTTTGCTATTTGTTGCAAACTTACCTGTGCCCTTTTCAACATAGATTGCATACTCGACAGGTGTTCCGATTGCAACAGATTTCTTCTTTTTGTTAATCCGCCAGTCAATACTACCGCTTAAGTTTCCGCCTCCAACCTCTGCGGTCGGTACAAGCCTTGTTGCGCGATCCTCCAGAAACATTCCGACCGCTTCCAATGCCTTGATCTGCCATTTCTCTAACGCCTTTTTGGTCGCCGGGATATTCGATTCGTAACCCATATCAGCACCTACGTTGACAGGTTGTCAGACTCATTGTACCCAAGCAGGATCTCCAAATGATGATCCCGGAATACCGGATTGTCGATATGTAGGATCCGATAGACTTTACTGTTGGAGTCCAGGATCCGGTGTGCGGTTTTTATCCATGTACATGTCGATGGACAGCCGATGATATGCGTTGCCTTGTCAATGAACTGTGCGCTCACCATGATCTCACGGCCTGTCAGGTAGTCCATGAACCCGCTGAATGTTCCCAGCGTTGCCCATGCGGGCGCCCATGACCCTATTGCCGAAACCGTTGTGGTCGATGCCTCTACCGTGAACGCTTCCGTGAAGTAATCTGTGATCATGCGAACACCGGCCTTCTCCACCTGTTCAATCCGCTCATAAGCGTCTTGGGATATCCGCTTGCACTATCCATGTTGTAACTCACCGAATACCTGGACACGCTCTCGGAAGCCACTTGGTAATCGTAGTTACTTAGTTTGTACCGGCACATCTGCGCCATGACGTTCTTGAGTGCGTTCGGATAATCCACCTTGTTGATCATCACATACACACCCTCGTCCTCTGTTACCAGCGGATCGAAATATGGCCGTGATGTGCTAGAGTACAAAGTCATTGCGGCGGACGATACAGTTTCAACGTCAAAGAAGCCATCGTTGTTATAGCTCCCGCGAACCTGTACTGTCTGACCAGCCTTAAATAATGCATCTACAAACCCGTCCGTGCCTGCGTCTATGTTGATCACGTCGGCACTTGTGGAGTTCTGTGTGAATGATATGTCACCGCTGGAAATGTACACGTTCGCATCACGGAAACCGTTGTTGCAATATTGCCGTATGTCATCCTCCACAATAGGGATCAACCTATTAAGCAGATCATCCTGTGTAGTAGATGTCACAGCCAACAGCGCTTTAATCTCTGTCAATGTCGCTATCATTTCACGCTCCTATTTGTTTGTATGCTCGTACCAGCTCGCCTTGAACTGGATGATATTGGAATCGGAATATGAGGTGAACGTGCGAAGATAAGTCGTATTCGCTTTCAATATCAATTCATCCTCACGGCCACCGCCGCCGCCGAAAAACTGTTTGAATCCTGCCGCGCCCCATTTGTCGTTTTCAAGCCTTGCTGTGTAGCTTGTGCCTGCCGTCACCCCTGTTGTGAAGATCATGCCGCTTGCATTTGTCGAGTTCCGGTCGTTGTTGAATGGTACGTTAGAATCCCCACTCGCCATGCCACCTGATGCGCCTTCGTCGAATGTCGTGCCAGTAATGCCAGACCCTGTAATCTGAAATACAAAGTGCGACCCTTGCCGACACCTTCGGCCCAATGTTCCATACATACCAACCACGGAAAGTCAGAACGTGGTTAGTATGCAGGACGTGTTGTCGCTGTTACGAATAAACGACATAAGGCATCTTGGCGACACCAATGAATCCTACGAGGCCGGCACCCGATGAGGTGATGACCACGGTGATTGCACCGGTACTCCCCATGAATCTTGCTGTTTCCAGCGGGCCGATAAGTGTACGGTATGCCGTAGTCGCTCCGGTTGAGGCCAAGTTGACCGCCAGAGTGCCCAGGCCGCGCTGCCATGCAACCGTTGTGCTTCCTGCTGAAATCGTGAATGTTGCATCCTGTCCAGCTGTGGTCGAAGTTACTTCCATGTAGATGAAGAACTTGTCGTCAACAGGCTGATTGAATGTGTACGTCGCGCTTGTGCTTGTGAAAGCAGTGGGCGAGAATGCTACTGATCCGTTTCTTACCATTGTCGCGGGCGTAATAGCTGCCATTTTTTATCACTCCTTTTTAATCAAATTTGATTATGTGGTTTCTGCTGAATATGTCAGTGCCAATGCGACCAGACCCTTTGGCTGGACTACTTTGTAACCGTACACATGCAGACCCTTGACCGCATCAGAGAACGAAGATTCCGGTCGATATGCTTCGACTGATACAATCTGCTCGGCAAAGCTGATGGCTTCCTGGACACCCGCAAGGCCGTATGTGGTGTAGTCGGGCGCGGTGCCCGTCTGATACAGGTTGTTGCTTTCATAGACATCAAAGCCCATCAAGCGTCCGACAAATCCGTTTGCCAGCTCATTGTCAGCCGCGACAGATCCGTCAGTTTGCAGAACTTTTGCAAGGATGAGTTTAGTGATCGCCCACGGAGGGAGGACCATCCATCGGCCATTCTTGGGTACGCCTGCTTCATTGAGATACTGGTTCGCGGTTGCGATAGTATCAAATGCTAGTGCGGAATCAAACGATGCGTCCGTAACGGTGTTCGCCGCCGAGCCATACAGTGCGCCGATGGCCGTGTCTACGGTTTCGGAAAGTGCATAGCCAGCCTTCTGCATGGCCTTGTTCATAACGTTCACGTTCGCCTGTACCTTGTCAACGTCATCAATCTTGAATGCGAAATATTTGCTCTGATCAATCAGCAACACAGTCTGCGCGGTTTGCAGTTCTGCGGGCGTGATGGATGTTGAGTTCTTGACGTAGCTTGATACGGTAATGTCGCCGATAGCGTTGATCTTGACTGTATCGCCTGCCGCTGTGATTTCGCCTTCATAATCCCGGTTGCACAATGAAGCCAGGACGTGGCTTGTCTCGAATGTTTGGAGAATTTTTGCCGTCCAAATGGTCGGAATAAAATTTTGTAGAGACATTTAGTTTCACCTCTCTTTTTATAAATTTACCAGTGTTTTTGTGATTCTTGGATCTTGGCAAAGTTTTTGTTTACCTCTGCCTGTGACATCTTGGCCACGGCCTCCCTAGACAGCAACCCCTCAGGTTTTTTATCGCCCTGATCCGGTGTGCGTCCGTTGGCCTTGAACACATTGTCTACGGTGCTTTTCAACGCGGCCTTCCAGACTTGTTCAAATGCCAGCAACCCCGCTTTGGTTGAGTCGGCATCCGCTCCCACAAAATACTTGACCAGTTCTACCGGCAGTCCTTTTGCGTTTGCTTCCTGTGTTGCCTGCATCATCTGTTCGGCCTTTTGCCGTTTGACCGTCTCGGACAATAGGTCGCCTTCAAGTTTGCGGAGACGTTTTTGTTCTTCCGTCTCTTTTGGATATTTTTCCTGCACAACTTTCTCGACGCCTTCATCAACCAGCTTCTGGATGTTGTTTGTTTTCCATGTTTCCAGACCTTTTGTAAAGTGCTGGTCAAGCTTCGGCTGAATCGTTTTCATCCCCTCATCTGTTTCGATGAAAGCCTTGATTCCGTCCGGTGTGATAAACCCCTTGACGTACTCTTGAACTTCCGGTGTTGCAGCGTTGGTTTTGATAAATTCCTGTACCTCTTTGATATCCATAATGTCCTCCCAATCCTTACAGTTCTCGCCTACAAGTATCAAATTTGCTTTTTCCATACAAAAAGGAGCGCCCCTCATTATAAGGAACGCTCCTGTCGGCGCCAGTCCATTAGTAATAGTATAACTGCGCTATATCATTTGTCAACCCGAAACGGTGTAGGCCCGACCGTGTAAACATGGCTTCTGTGACAGTGACCACAGTTAATATCCAGTTGCAGTTTCATGTTCATGATGAACGCGCCCGTGCTGACAATCTCGAACGGAAGATCCATGTCTGCGTTAAATACAAACCGCCCACAATGTGGACACTTTTGCGACTCGTGCAATACCATTAGATTTGTCTCCATACCTTCAATGTCTGATCTATGTCGGCCAACGATCCCTGATACTGGAACTTGGTTGCCGTCATGCTTTGGATTTCGTTCTGCCTCTTGGCAATTTCCCCATCTATCTTCGCGACCTGTTCCCTCTGGAATGTGCGTCGGTCATTCATCTTCAACGTGAACGCATCGAGCTTGGCAGTCTCGCGCCCGTATGGTACGAGGCACTTCAATAGATCCGACTGATCCGGTATGAAGAACTTGATGCCCAGCCCCTTTGCCACGCCTACCCAGAACTCACAACTTGGCCGTTGCTTCTCGTACTCGCTACCGACCGCCATATCAACCCCGTACAGGTGGATCACGTCGAACCCCTCGTATATGGCAAGCGCGATCATGTAGGACACGCTATTAGTGAAGTAGTTTACACCGCACGGATCCAGTTCGCTGATCCACGCATTGATTTCCTCAAACGGGTATCTGACGGACATCGGCACATCGTCATAGTGTTCTTCCATGTACACAGGGATCGGCGCCTTCCGTAGCCAGTCGATCCGCTTGCCCAGACTCGCATCCCCACGAATGTCCGCAACTCGGCAGGAAGTGTTGTTCACCTCAAACCACCGCGTCGCCCGTGGCATGTTGTTCCAGTGATCATTCAGCCCCCACAGCTCCCATGATGGATCGTCATACGGCGCGTCCTTGTGCGTCATAGCTGTGCCGACAATGGCGACCTTCTTCACCTTGGTCTTGCGTAGCTTGGCCGCGTTCTCTTTAATGGTACGCTGTGCCTTCGCCTTAACAATGGCCAGTGCCTCATCATCAGGGAAGCCGTCGTATTCCACCTCAATGGTGCGTGGTGCTAAAGGTTCGGAGTCCGTAATGCCGTTTATGAAAAAGCCATTGGGTGCAATAATCTCACCGTGTGCCTCCTTGATTAGATTATTGTCCTCAAAAGTTTCCTGCATCGATTTGGTTGAGTCGTCCTCAAATATTGCCTGCATTGGTGTTTTTCTCCTTCCGTTTCCTGAAGTAATAATCGGCCAAGTCGAGTTCGTCCTCTGTATTTATGTCAAATGCGCTTATGTCGTCAAGTACATATCCATATGTCGTCTCTTGCATTTTTGGGAAACTCTCAGCCCCCCATGTCGTGAAGAACGGCGAATACATGAACTCCACTTGTTCCGGTGCCATATCATGC